TAGTAGTCGTTCCTGTTCCACTATTAGTTGTCTTAGTAGATGTAGGACCAGCCATAAAGCCACTTGATGACCCTGAACTTGTAGTAGTCGTTCCTGTTCCACTATTAGTTGTCTTAGTAGATGTAGGATCAGCCATAAAGCTACTTAGGCTCCCAAATGAAGGCATTGAACCTACAGGACTATAATTAGAACTACCACCTGAGCTGCTAGTACTACTACTGTTACTAGATGAGCTACTATTTTTATCAGACGTAGGCGTAGCTGAGTTATCAATAGAAGTATTACTAGATACATTACTACCATCTGATGCTTTACTCATTAATCCAGTAGTCTTTTGATCAGCATCAGAACTGAAGTTACTTAGACTCCCAAATGAAGGCATTGAACCTACAGGACTAGAATTAGAACTAGCATCAGAACTGAAGTTACTTAGACTCCCAAATGAAGGCATTGAACCTACAGGACTAGACCTAGAACTACCACCTGATGCTGGCATAATATCAATAGGAGTATTCTTATCAGGCTGTTTAGTCATGAATGCTTCTTTAGCTCCAAATGATGAAGCCGGAGTGAACACAGGGCTAGGTTCCTTCGTAGGATAGAAGGTATGATTACCAATACTCATGGCACCTACACCCTCAGTTATAGCCTCATCAGCCCAATATGGAGTAATATTATTAGTATGAAATTGTAAGCTTCCATATGTATTATCAGGCATAGTATTATTAAATACGCTTTGTACAATCTTCAATGCTTCTTTATACTCTGGACTTCCTACAGGGAATGTAGTTGCCGGATTATTTCCACCTTCACTAACAGCATTCCATGCAGAGAATTGCTTCTTCTGAGTAGCTACATCTTTAGGATCAGGAGGATATGCACCACTAAGGGCACGATTCTTAATGACATTAGCAACAGCTAACATACCTTCAACACCCTCACCAGATGCTTCACCTAGAACTGTCTGTACAAGAATACGTTCTCTTTCCTTATCATTAAGAGAGTAAGGACCAGTCATATCCTTTGTACTTTCTTCAGTATTAGGAGCATATGCACTAGCCTGTGAAGATGTATTAGTACTACCACCAAAGGCGTCATCAATATCCCCTACAGCATCCACTTTAGTAGTAGGTGCAGCGGCCATAAGGTCATCTTGCATATTGGTATTTGTGTTATTCACAAATGATGATGGATTAACAGCACTAGATGGTAGACTAGTAGGAGTAGTATGCGTAGGTTCCCAAGGAATTACTAATCCATCAGCAGCGGTAAGAGGTGGCTTAGCTACAGGAGGTGTAGGTGTAGGGAAACCTTGATTAGAGTATGATTTATTTAGAGACTCTAATACAGAAGCAAGTCTAGGATTAACATAAGACACTTCTTCTTGTATAGAAGTTTGACCTTTAGCAATAGCTTGCATTACATTAGGATCATTAAGTTCTTGTTCTACAGCAGGTTTGGTTACTCGTCTAAACCCTACTACATTATTAGCTCCATAAGTTGAAATACTTACAGAATTATTTTGGTTTCCTCCTAGTACTTGATATGTTCCATCAGGATTAATACTAGAAACAATACCAACATGTCCATCCCAAGTAGCATTAGTTGCAGGTCTATCCAGTACTATAATGTCTCCAACCTGTACATCACCATTTCCTACAGATTCACCTACATCTAGGAAAGACTTAGCAACAGGGCTACCCGAACCTTCTATACCTGATTCAAATAGAACACCATTTAACCATGCCGCGCACCATGCAGTTTTGTTAGGGTCTAATGCTCCACCAGTAGAAGGATCAGAAATACCAGCTTTAGTAAAAAATGCACTTAATGCTTGGGCTTGTTCTGGATTAGCTTCATCATACCCTAACCATGCTTTAGCGACTTCAAGAGGATCATTAGTTTTCTTAGCCGCAGCTACAGCAGCTTGAACATTAGGAGCATTTTGTTGATCTATAATCCCCTGAGTTTTAGTTGCAGGAATAGGAGTTTGGCTATATGTGCTACCAGATGATTGTGTAGAGATAGGCGGCGGCAGTAATCTACCAACAAAGTCTGCAACCTGTTGAACACTATTAACACTATTACCAAATGTTTCTGCTAGATTACCAATGTTACCAAATATTTCTGCTAGATTAGAATTAATTGAAACAGGAACACTATCCAGACTTTCTTTAAGCGGACCACGAGCAACACCTGGAGCTACAGCTAATGTAGCAGCTTCAAATATATTTAGTGGCTTTCCAGATGCCTCTCCCATAATTTTAGCAAAGTTACCAACTTCCTGATCACTCATGCCATCCACAATCTTTAACATTGTTTCTTTTGGATTAACACTTGCTAAGGCTACGTCAATAGCTTCACCAATACTACGAATTCCGTCACTAACATTAGGAACACTAACACCATTAGATGTATTACCTGTAGATACTAGTTGGCTACCTACAGTACTATCATAAGACTTACCTGTTGAAGTACCTTCTACTACATTAGGGCTTATAGACCCGTGAGTTGTGGGTATAGCTTCATCAGTAGCGCCAGTCTTGAATTCTTGAACTTTGTTATAATCCGACTTACTAAGAAATCCTACTGGATCAGCAGTAGTTAATCCTAGGGCTTCAGCAACAGTACCTTTAACATTTAATGGTATGTCTCTCTTTAGATCACTGGCAGTATGAAATGCAGCTTTAAGGTCTTCAATAATATTACCTGAACCCTTAGATACATTAGGATTTTCATACCATTCTTTCCAGTAGTTACTATTATCAGAAGATGAACCACCTCCACCACCAGAAGACGAATCAGAATCAGTATTTGTACTACCTTCAGATGGAGTATCAGCACCAACAGGAGGATTAACTCCTTGATCTATAACTGTATAGCCCTCTAAACTAGATAGCTCTGCTCCTGTTTCAGCATCGAAGAATGCTACTCGTAACCCTATACCATTGGAATTACGTACTACTCTACGATATGCTTTTTTTAGTGCTTCTGGCATTTATTATCCTATTTTTTAACGCTATATTCAGACGCTAGTACTTCGTCTCTTAGAGACTTAAACCTTCTTAGTTCTCTTATCTGTCCCTGAATAATAGTTGCATCCCTTCCTTCTGATGTTTCTAGTATCTTATGAAGGGATGCAATTCTATAATCAACATACTCTAATACTATGTTAAAATAGTCTACATTATTAACTAATGGTAACAGCTTTTCACCGTCTTGTTTATTCATTTATACTTTCTTTGCATACGCTGATAAAGAAGTAGTACCGGCACTTGATATAGCTGCTCTTACATAACCAGAAGGGAGAGCAAATGCTACTCCACCATCAGTAGTTAAAGCATATGTAGAACCAAAACCAATCCAAGTACTATTATCAGCAGACCATTCTAGTGCAGCCGTAGCACCATCCCATGTGCCATTTACGAAGAAGATACCATTACCTCCGGTCCAAGCTTTACCAGCACCCGTTGTGTCACCATCTTCTAGTAGCTCAATAGTAGCCTCATTTGATCCGCCAGACACGCTTGATACGATAAGTCTACCACTAGCATCAACTTGAAGGTCTGCCCATTGATCATTAGCTACAGTAGGTGGAGTTGTATTATGTTTTGCACGAATATTAGCCATTTTATTTTCCTTTTTGCTATTCCGATTTATCCAACCGGAGAATTTATATTACTTTTATGAAACCTGTACAGCTAGAATCTTATAGTATGTACCAGTTGAGTCTTTAATCATTAGTGTATGTGTTCCAGAAGCTTGAGCATCTTCTGCTGCTGCGTTGTCTAGAGTTAGATCACCAGTAAGTACTAGATCATCTACTGATAAACTATCTAGGTCATCCTTATGGACAACGCTATCTAAAATATCTAAGATTAGTTGTGGCTTAACACCATCGACAGTAGACTTATTGCTATCTCCATAACGAAGTCTTGATTGTAGTTCAGTTAAAGTTCTTTCAGTCATTTATTTTCCTTTATGCGTTTGCATTACCGGCAGCATTACTACCGCCATTATCTCCACCACCACTACCAGAGAAACCAGCAGCACCGGGTTCAGGGGCAGCACCGGGAGCTATATTACCCCCGCCATTGCCTGTAGGATCAGAAGGATTAGGGGTACTCATATTGCCCTGTCCACCTTGTCCTTGTTGTTGTGGTTGTATACCCATAGCATCATTCATCTTTTTTAATAGATGAGCTTGGATAGCTGCTTCTCTAGGATCATTAACAACCTTATCTTCTTCAAGATCAAGAGTAATAGCAAGCTCACGAAGTAGATAGTCTCTCTTAACAAACGGCGCATCCATAGGAGTAGCTGTAAGTTGTAAGAACTGTAGAAGCTTTTGGCTTCTTACTTCATTACGCATTAGGCTTTCAGTACCCTTTGCAATGATAGCTAGATCACCAATAGTATCCTTATCATAGTTGAATTGCATATTAAACGCAAACGAATCTTTACCTAGAGGTAGAAGAATATAATCATCAACATTACGAACTACTGCTTTAATATTCAAACTAGCAGCACCCATAAGCATACTCATACCGGCAGCAGTACGGCCCATACCTTGAACACCAGTACCACCATGAGCATATGACGGCATACCAGTTGATTCGTCTGTTAGTTGTCTTGCCTTCTCATACACTTGAAGAAGTTCATTTGTAACAGTAGGGAACTTTACTCCATGAACTGACTGTCCAACTTGACCACCTTGTCTTCTGAAAATCTTACCGGGATAAATACGCATATCTTGACCGGGAACTAGATTAGTTTCGTCAATATCAAATACTAGGCTTGCTGATAGTGCGAGATTATCAATAGCCATACGCATAGTGCCGTTCATAAGCATCTGTGTATCAACCATATTCTCAGCAACACCAATACCAAAGAATGAATATGGATTCATTTCATATGGGCAAGCATGATACGGAATTCTTGTAGGAGTAAACGGATTAAGAACTAATCTAATAGTTTGTCCATTACATACCCATACATTAACTTGGAACTCTTCAGAATCTTCTAACTCTTCAGGAATTTCAATCTCTGTATCTTCAAAGATAGTTCTGTCCATAACTCCCCAATATTCTAGAACTTCATAACTCTCATTTGATACCATTGACTCATTGTCATCTAGAATTGACTCCCATGTTTCAGGTGAGTAATTAGGACCACGATCAATAGCAGCATCAATACTTGAATTTCTAAAATGAGGTCTACGCTTTAATTCTCTAAGCTTAGATTTACTCATCTTATGACGTTCTACAACATATTCAGCTTCAGCCATATTCTTAGCTTCTGCATCAGGGTAGAAATTCCAAATACTACATGAAGAAATCTTGGGTACTCTCTTTTTAATTGGAGTGTACTTACCTTCCTCATCCCATTTAGGATAATCTTTATTAGTTACGAATGGACCTTTAATAACACCATGTCCAAATAGAGATAATTCAAAAGCCATGAATCTTAAATGTGTACTGGCTTCTGATTCTTCTAATTGATCATGGATTTGCTTTTCCATTTTCCTAGCAGCAATACGCACAGGTTCCCACGTAGCCGATGACGGGGTTAGCCCTACGCCCTCTTTGAGACTGTCTGTAATGCGCGAGAGAGTCTTGCGTAGTGACCCTAGCTGTGGACGGGCCATAGACGCTCTAGGGGCTTCCTCTTTGTCCCCTGTCTGGTCTTTAGGATCAAACATAACGTTGTCTGGCGTGTCGCCAATACTAACAGGAGTAGGTTCTACACCAATAGGGAATTTCCCACCAGCAAATAGCACATCTACTACTTGAGCATATGCAGCTAGAACTTTAGTCTTAGTAACCTTAATGAAAGCTCTAGACTTCTCTTCTTCACTGAATTGAACTTCAGGACTATAGCGACCACGATAATTACGATAGGCTTCTAGCCAACGATGTTCATCAGGTTCTCTTCTAGTTCGTGATCTATTGAATCGTTCATTAACGTATTCTACAATCTGATCCAGACGATATACGTTTTCTTCAGGATTTTTTTCTTCTTCTAAAGATATAGAATGATCCTCAGTAGAAGGAACAGATGTTTCTGCCCCCTCTTGATTATCCGCTCCTGAAGTTTTGTCTGTTATAAATGCCATTTAGTATCCCATTGTTGGGTCTGATGGACGGTAGGTTTGTCCAAAATCCATTCCACCAAAGTCAAAAGGTGAGAGTGCTCTAGGTCGAGTCATTATACCATACCTTAAAGCATCATACGTATGATCGCTTAAATACCTATCGTCAATATCTTCTTTTCCATCAGGATGAGAAGGCAACATAGGAAGGTCAGTAATTAGTTGTCTGCATGTATTGAATATCTTTATTCCGGGCTCATTAATTATTTCGTTGTAGTCATTAGTTCCTACGTCTCTCACACGTAATAGTTCATGAAGTCGATTCTTTCCATTAGTCCTAGAACCAGCACCACGATCAGAAGGACGCCATCTACAACCTCTAGCAATCATTTCTTCAGCAATAGAAGGTCCAGTTTGACCTCTTTGATGCCATACAGAACTATCCATAACTCCATACTGCATGTGTTCACCAGCTTCTAGCTCAAGAATCATATCAGCTAGTTGAGCGCCAGTCTTTCTAGTAACATACAACTCTCTATATAATATCAGAGTTTCATACACCGGGTCAATAGCAAACCACAAAACAGCAGCATTACTTGAATAACCATAGTCACAACTTCTAAATCGTTTCCATGATGATGGAATAGTGAAAGGCTCTATAACATGTACAGATTGTTTAAATTCACTAAATGCCGCACCTTCAACCATATTCCAGTCACCTTCAAGAAGTTGTCTTCTCTGAGCTTCAGGTAGGGATAGTAGCGAGGCTTCATATCTTCCATCAGCATATAGATATGGATTATCACTTAGCTTAGCAGGTATGAAACGTCTTTGAAATAGTGGCGCATTAGGATGAATAGGATGATCAGGAGGATATCTTAGTATATTACCAGTATCAGTATCAGTCGCATAAAATGCTTCTCCCCAAGGAGCAGGATCAATAAACATTTTCTTAATCCATGTGCCCCCAACACCACCGGGGTTAGCTGTAGCTCTTTGACTAAGAGGAATGTTTGAATCAGTAGAACGTAGTCTAGAACGCATATAGTTCCAAGTGTAGGGGCTTGCCCAATGTCCTAGTTCATCAAATCCAATCCAAGTAAAAGCCTGTCCCTGATATCTCTCAACGTCTTCATCACGATCAAGATACGTCATCCATAGTTGTGCGCCACTAGGGAATACCCATGATGACGTTTGTTCTTTCCACTTTGCACCGGGAAAGGCTCTAGGATATATTAGACGAGACTTTTGTTTTAGTTCTCTAAGTTCGTCATTTGTCTTTCTGAATAGGATAGCATTACAACTAGGACTATTGAAATATCTCATAGGGTCAGCTAACATAGCGTAGGATTTACCTCCACCAGCAGCGCCACCATATAGTACTTCTTGTTCAGGTGCAGCTAGGAAATCAGTTTGAGGACCACTATTAGGTTTGAATACTACATCAAGATCACTATCATCTTTAGGTTCAGCAGGGATAGAATACTCAGATGCTTTAACTTGATCATCAGCAGTAGTAATAGCCTCTTCAAGATTCTTAGTACGAATGGATAAAGAACGCTTAGCACCAGATACCTTATCTTTAAGCTTCTTTAACTGTTGTTCTTCTTTCGTTCTTGAAACACGTCTATTCTTACTTTTTTCTTTTAGTAAGGCTGCCCGTTCATTACCGGCAATACCTTTTCTATGCTTCTCCCAAATCACTTTGATACCCTGGTGAGATATAGGCTTACCACCAATTGCAGGAGAGCGATCAGAATACCAATCAGCTACAGATCGAAAGGAATTACCCTGATCTACAAAATCCATAGCCTCTTCTAGAAGTTCAATTACTCTAAGATCAGGGACGAATACTTTTGTATTTTTATCGTCTTTTGTATAACCATGCGGCGTTCTAGCTGTTAGGTTTATTCGTGGAATATTATCCCATGTGTCTTTTGGAGTAAATTTAGGCAAACTGTATTCCTTTTAAGTATACCAAATGATAACAGATATTTAGCTACTTGTAAAGTAAGACAAACAAAAAAAA